ATGAGCCACGCCTTTGCCCTCGCGGGCCGGTCCTTCCGTGGGCTGGCGCCCGTTCTCGCCCTCGCCGCCCTGCTTCTGGCGAACCTGCTGCCGGCCGGCGCAGCGCCTGAAAAGCTCAACATCCTCACCAAGGCGGGGCCGGTCGCGGTGAATATCGAACTGGCGGTGACGCCGGCCGAGCGGGCCAAAGGCCTGATGTACCGGACCGAACTGGCGCCCGATGCGGGGATGCTGTTCGACTTCGGCGTCGAGCAGCCGATCTATATGTGGATGAAGAACACCTATATCCCGCTCGACATGCTGTTCATCCGCTCCGACGGGCGGATCGCCAGCATCGCCACCGACACGGTGCCGCTGTCCACCGAGACCATCTCTTCCGGCCCGCCGGTGCGGGCGGTGCTTGAATTGCCCGCCGGCACGGTGCGCGCCAAGGGAATCGCCGTCGGCGACCGCGTCGAGTACCGGCTGTTCCGCGAGCGCTAACCACTGCCGCGCCGCGCTGTGGGCGGAGGAGATAGCGGGCATGATGCGGTGCTACCGCGTTGAGGGGCACAATGGCGCACGCCGCAGCGAAGGCGCAACCGCCGGGAAATCGTCACCTCGCTTATAGGGTGGACTGGTCGGGGCAGCAGGATTCGAAACTCCCTCAAGCCCTTGATTTATCTTGCTTCCGTTCTGACGTTTGCTCACCGGCCCTCTCCCTCGCCCGGCAGGGGCGCCGGGGCGTTCTGCTACTCGTCCTTGGCCTTGGTCGGCCGGCTGCTGGCGCGGATGCGCGCGACTTCGGCCGTCTGCTTCTCGGTCTTGCGGATGTAGCGCGGCGTTGTCGCCAGATTGGAATGGGTGAGGTGCGCGGCGATGGCGCGGATATCGGCACCGGCCTCGAACGCCTCGGTGGCGCCGCCGGCGCGGCTGTCCATGGACCAGACCGAGTCCGGTATGCCGGCCGCGCGGGCGATCTGCCGGAACCATTTCCGATAGCTGCGCTCGCGCACCGGCAGGCCATGCTCTCCCTTGACGATGGCGCCGGTGCGCTCGTCATGCGGGACGGATTCGAGCAGCGGGAAGAGCAGGGGATAGGACTGCAAGTCGAAGACCGTCCGCGCCTTGGTCTTCGATGTGCGCAGGCGCAGCCGCCAGCCCGGCAGGTTGTCCCAGCGAAACGCGCCGGTCCATGTCTCATCGCCGTGGTGGATGGCGCCGGGGGCTTCGGGGTTCGCCGGCCCCCATTCGCCAATGATGTCCTTCTGCCGCAGCATCAGCTCGAATTGCGCGGCAACGCCGATCGCCATGTCGCGCTCACCAAGCTCGAGCGCCTTGGCGATGAACGCGACGGCCTGGCCGAGGCTCATTTCCTCTTCGCGCGCGCCGGGCCGCTGGAAGCGGAGATTTTTCAGCCGCTCGGCCAAGGCGCCGCATTCGTCATAGCCGAGGGCGTGACCGAAGCGGAGCAACTGGCGCAGCATAGACACCGCATCATGGGCGCGCTTGGGGCGCGGCGGCTTGCCCCCTTCGGCCGGTGCGCCCCAATTGCGAAACCAGCGCTTGATATCAAGCACGGTGACACCGGGCACCACGCGCGCGCCGACGGTCGCCTCGATGACCTTGAGGCTGTCGACATAGCTCTTGCGGGTGTTGGCCTTCACCTCGCGAAATGAGCTGTCCGGGTGCTCCTGAAACAGCCGGGAGAGGCTGAGGATGGTGCCGTCATAGACCGTAAGCGGGCGCTCATTGCCGGCGAAGGTGGCGATCCACTCGCGCAGCCGCTCCGTATGGTCGCGGCAGGCGGCGGCGATCTGCTCTTCGCTCAAGCCTTCGGCGAGGCGCACCGTGCGGTCAGGATAGCCCTTGCAGTCACGGCAGACCTGAGAGGCCACCCAATAGGCCGCGCGGCGCCCGTCAGTGCGCGTCCGCCATTTTAAGCCCGGGGCGTCGCTTCTTGGGGGCATCCCAGTTTTCTTCGCCATCCTCGGCCATTCCAACGGTGACAGTTTTGCCCAGACCGTTGCTCGCGTCCAGCCATGTGCGGACAGCGGGGTAATAGCGCCCGCCGAACTGGGTATTGGCGCGCGGGAAACCCTTGGCCTCCAGCGCCTTCAGGATCGAGCGGAAACGGTCAAGGCCGATATGCGGAGCCACGATTTCGCGCAGCTGGCGGTCATTGAGAAACAGCGGCGGGGCAGCGCGAAGAGCGGAAGGGTCGTCGCTCATGAAAGAAGCGCCCAGATGAGCCATGCGACCAGCGAGGCGATGGTGGCGCAGGCGATGTTGATGCAGCCAATGATGGCCGGCCCCATATCGGGGAAGTAGTTCTTCGGCTCGGCCGGCGGGATTTTCCATATGGCGGCTGCGAACACAGCCACGTTGATGGCCAGCGGGACAACCCACCACCCGAGGCCAAGCGAAACAGTCATGTGCTTGCTCCATGGATAACAGCCCGCAGCGCGGCGATGGCGCTGTCGATGAGGCCGATGTGCTGCACGTCCGTCGCGACCACGCAGGCGCCGAAGAAAAGCAGCAGGACGATGGTGATGGGGCGGGAGGGGTTGCCGCTCATAGCCGCGCCTGAAGCTCGGCGAGCCGCTCTTGGCGCACCTTGATTTCGGCTTCCAGCCGGCGGATTTCCTCGTGCTCCGTGCGGGACTTGTACTCGGCCGCGACCCCGGCACAGTCGAGCAGATCGGCGGCGAGCGCCTTCGCCTGTGCCACGGTGAGCAGCGCGACATCTTCTGCCTGGGGCTTGCCACCGGCGGGATCGAGATGGGAGCGCCGCAGCTGGATCATGCCGCGGCTGTGCTCGGCTTTGACGTTGCCCATCACGCCGCTTCTCCGTCGCCGAAGAGGGCGCCCTGCTCCGGACGGCGGCGCAGCACCTGCAGCCAGACGACGGCGATGATGCTGGGGTCGTCCGGGTTGCGCAGGCGGACGGGCTTGTTCTCCGCCGTCGACCAGATCTCGATCGTGCCGCGCCCCAGCGCCTCGATCGCTTTGAGGGCGAAGGCGGGGCGGATGCCGATGCGGCCGGGGCCGGTGCGCGCAACGATGGGGGCGCTCTCGGCGCCGTAAATGCCCTCGGAATGGTTGTCGAGCCAGAGAGACAGATCGCCCTCTTCGCCCCATTCCAGCCCCACGGCGCGCTCGTCGCTGCCGGCGACGCTGGCGAGGCGCTTGAGCGCGGCGGTGAAGCTGTCGCCCGCCAGGGTGAGGCATGTGCCTTCCGCCGGCGGGATCACCCGCTCATAAGGCGGGAAAGTGTTCTCGATCAGCCGGGTGACGTAATGCAGCTTCACCCCGCTTGTGGCGCCCCGCACGGCGACGACGTTCTCGCCGGCATGGATTTCCAGCGGCACCTCGCCGAGGCGCAGGATATGGGAGACGCTTTCGGCCGGCAGCATGAGCCCGCGCGGACGGGCGGCGCGGACGCCTTCCGCTTCCCGCCGCTTGGGGAGATCCTGCGCGCCCTCGGGCGCCTCGACATCGGCGGCGAGCAGGACATAGCTGTCCGTCGCGGCGCCCCACAGCGTGCCGTCATCTTCCGAGGTGTGGAGATAGACGCCCTCCAGATAGGCCAGCGCCGGCTGGCTCTTGGCGGCGGCGGCGCAGGGCAGATCGAGCACCCGGCGGACTTCCTCCGGCATCAGCATGAAGCGGGCCGTGGCGCCGTTCGGCTCGAAAGCGGAGGGGAAATCGCCGGCCGGCAGCACATGCAGCTGATAGCGGCTGCGGCCAGCTTTGAGCGTGGCGAGGGCGTCGCCCGCGTCGAAGCTCACTTGCGAACCTTCCGCGAAGTCCTTCACCAGCCGGGCGAGGATGGCCGCTTCCACACACGCCGCGCCCTCGCGCGACACGACAGCCGGGATTTCGGCCTCGGCATAGGCATCGTGATCCGTGGCGGCGATGAAGAGGCGATCCCCTTCCGTGCGCAGCCGCAGCATGGCGAGCATCGGGATCTTGGCCTTGGCCTTCGCCAGATGGCCGACCGCGTTGAGGGCGGCGAGCAGATGGGTGCGCTCGGCAATGATCTTCATGGTCAGGCTCCGGAGGAGGGGCGCGCCGCGCGCTGGGCGGCCATATGGGCGGCGTACGCCTTGCGGCATTCGTGTTCCGACGCCCATTTCGGGCGCGTCCAAAGGTTCAAGCGGGCGTGCGCCTCTTCGGTCAGCCCGTCGCGAAACAGGCTTTCGGCCTCGCTGGCGAGATCGCATTCCAGCCCGCGTGCGCGGACGATCACGCTCTTGAAATCCTCGCGGGTGGCGGTGCCGTTCTTCACAAGGCCCCGAAGCCGGTAAATGCTTTCAGTGACCATGACCGCCCCCATCGGAAGCGGCGACGAGCACCTGATGGACGACGCTGTCCGGCGCCGGCCGACCGTTCTGCAGGAGGCCTGTTTCGCCGCAGCAGTCGCAGGGGCCGGGCATGCTGAAGTGCCCGCCGCCGCACCCTGCCGTGTAGGTCTGGCGATAAGTCCCTTGCCCTGCACAAACCGGGCAGACCTGGCCAATGAAGTCGCGGCGCAGCCGGGATAGCCCGCGCGCCAGCGCCGCCGCGTGCTCGGCCTCGTGGCCATAGGGGATGAGACAAGATCGACGCATTGCCTCACCCCTCCATCGTCTGGCCGAGAGGGGTGCGCTCGAACGGGATCATGCCCAGCGCCTGCATGTAGAGATCGACAATCGCCGCATGCTCGGCGCGCTGGTCGGCATCCTCTTTGCGCAGGCGCAGGATGGCGCGCAGGGCCTTCACGTCGAAACCCGTGCCCTTCGCCTCGGCGAAGACATCCTTGATGTCGTCGGCGATGGTCTTCTTTTCCTCCTCCAGCCGCTCGATGCGCTCGATGAAGGATTTCAGCTGCCCCTTCGCGAAGCCGGCGGCGGCGTCGGACAAGGGCGCATCATCGGGCTGGTCGTTCGGCCGTTCGGCCCCCTGCTCCAGCGCCGCCGTGGTTTCGGTCGCCTTGGTGGATTTGCGCGGCCGGGGCGCCTCGCTGCCCCAGCGCTCGACGGGACCCTTTGCTGCGGAGGATTTGGCCATGCTCACCTCCCCGCGCTGGCAGCGAGCAGCAGGCCGACGGCGCCGCTGAGGGCGATGCCCCACAGCGCCCAGGCGAGGCGGGCGGATGGCGAGAGACGGCGCAGGCAGGCGAGCATGGGAGCCTCCTCCTCGCTCAGGACAGGATGCCGACCCAGACGAGGCCGACGGCGATGGAGCCGAAAAAGGCCGCGAAGGGCATGGCCTCACGCAAGGCGAGGCCGATATCGCGGGCGGTGATGGGCGAGGGGGCGTGCATGGGGTGCCTCACTCGCAGCCGGGGCCGACGGCGCCGGGGTCATCCGGCGAGACAAACCGCTTCCACGGAATCCAGCCGCCGGCCGGGCTGCCTTTCGGGCACCAGAAGCCCCATTCGCGCACACGCGGGCCGACGATGAAGAGGGTGATGGCCGGACGCGGCGCCATGGCGCGCGGCGACCATGTGAGCGCGAGCCGATGGGCGAAACGCGGGCCGCGCCAGACGATGGCGCCGGGCGTGAGGTGGCGGGTGCGCTGATGCGCCGGTTCCGCCGCCAGTGCCGGGATGGGCGCATAGGTTTCGATCAGATCGCCCTGCAGCAGGATGGACAGCGAGGGCCACGGGTGATCGTGCAAGGCGCGGTCATCATCATCCCGCTGGAAATCGTGCAGGTAGATGTTGAAGAGAGCGTTGCGCGGCAGGAGCCACCAGCGGCGCATATAGGGGCGCTCCGCCCCGCCGATGAGCATATCCGCCGGGCGGCGGGCCATGACGGCGAGGGCGGCGCGCAGCAGGCGGCGGCGGAGGCCGGCGGGGAGGTGCAGGGTCATTGCGCTGCCCCTTCCAGAGCGGCGACGATCTCCATCCAGTCGTGATCTTCGAGCACGAGATCCTGATCATCCGGCCTGACGCCGAGAAGGTGGGTCTTGATGAGGTTGGAAAGTGCGAGCCGCCGAGCCTGCGTCTCGGTCTTGAAGACCACGTACTCGCGCTGGGAGAAGCCGCCGCGCGCACCCACCATCGTGGGGCAGCCGCAGGGCTTCACGCCGTCGAACGCTGCGGCGCCGCAACCGCAGCAGCGAAAGTCCTCCGAGGAGGGAAGGCGGGGCGTCTTCGGGGTGTGCAGGGTCATTGCACCGCTCCGTGCGTCCCGGCGCGCAGCAGGTCCTTTGCATCGGCGGCGGCGCATCTGGCGCCTTCCGTGATGTCGTCGATCACCTCCTCGGCAGAGCGCCCGGTGGCGACGCTCACCGTGCAGGCATAGGTGCCGAGCATGTACGCCATGGCGATGAGCATGGTCGAAATGGCGTGCTGCGCCGGCACCTCGCGGCGCTCCGTCTCGCCGCACAGCGCCTGAAAGCCGGCATTGGCGATGCCCTTAATCTCGGGAAAAGTCGGCGGCGACATGGCTCGCTCCGCTCCGCGCTGGGTGAATGGGTTGCCGTCTCTCCGGCTGTCACGCCCAAGGTGTCGCGCTGTTGCTCGCCCTCATCGCCGCCGGGCGGCTTCTGGGCTCACGCTGAGGACAGGACGTTTTCTCGCTGCGGGAATGAAAGAGCCGGGGCGCGTGGGGCTCAGGTATGAAACACGCGCCCCGGCGAGTGCCCGGCGGCCAAGGAGGAACCGCCGGGCGCGCCCTGGGAGGAGGCTCAGGAGAGATGGCGAGAGGCGCGGGCGCGGACAGTTTCCAGCGCGTCCGGCAGCGTCTCGACCAGCGCGGGCTTGGACCAGCCAAGCGTCAGCAGGTCTTCCTCCTGCATGCTGCCCTGGCGGGCGATGATGCCCTCAATCTCGCGGGCAAGACGCTCGACCGTGTCGGTATAGGCTTCAGCCCGCACGGCGGCGGACACGCGGTCGCAAATGGCGCCGGCCTCATGGGGCGGCAGCGCGAGGGCGGACGTGGGCAGGAAGGGGCTGGGCATGGTGTGCTCCCATCAACGCAAGGGGTGATGGGGGCGGACGATACGAAACGTACAGGCGAGCGTCAACACAAAACGTACAGCGCGCCGATGTGCTTGGGGCTTGCGATCGAGATGGCTACAATCAGGCCGATTATTCGGGGGTGGGCATGGGGATAGTTAAATGCCGCGATTGCGGCCAGATGGTCGGATCAAGCGCGGATCGATGCATTCACTGTGGCGCGCGGCGCAGGTCTTCCAACGGCGTGGCGGCTATCATCGCTCTGGCCCTGTTCGGCGGAGCGTTCGCATGGATGGCAACGCGCGAGACCACAACCAGCGGGGACGACCCTGCACTTGCGCAAGCGGCCTCCGCCTGTTGGGTTGCAATCGAGTATGTGCGACGCACCCTCAAAGCGCCGTCAACTGCCAGTTTCAGCGACTGCAGCGACAGCCGGGAAACGTCCGTTGTCCGGCTCGATGGTGCGCGGCCCCGCTATAGGGTCGACGGCTATGTCGATGCGGAGAACAGCTTCTCCGCCAAGCTGCGGAGCAACTACAGGGCCGTGGTTGAGCTTGATGACCCTGCCCGGAAAACTTGGACGTTGGTCGACCTAAAGCTCTAAGGTCACTTGGTCATTTTCCGAAGCGCTCGCCCTCGCGCAGATGCATCGAGCCGCCGCCATTGGCCTGATCGGATGACGGAATGAACGGCGGCGCACCACTCAAGCCGCACGCCCCGGATCGGCGGCGCATTGTGGCTCTCCAGATCGTAAGTATTTGGCTGCGAGCCCTTTAGGACGCGCTTGAGATAGCGGCGACCGTCGGCCGTCTTAACCGCCGCTTCCCACCCAAGGATTTCGGCAGGCTGGATGCCCTGGCGCCAGCACAGGATCACATCGCCATTGTCATAGCGGGGCCACATGGATTCGCCGGTGATTTCAAAGGCGATGGCGTCGTCTGGCAGCTGGAAGGGCACCTCAATTTCATAGAGACCTTCCGGCGGGATTTGCTCGTCGTCGGGAATGATTTCCGCGCCGGCGCCTATCCTGCCCATGATGGCAACCACATTGCGCAGCTCCATGGTTCCTTCGCCGGTCAACAGCCAGCCGGCGCTTACCCGCAGTCGCTTGGCGTAGCGTTCGGCCACATCGCGGCGCAGGCCGCGCTGTCCGTTCTCGTGGCTCCGGTAGGTGTTTTCATTCCAGCCGAAGGCATGCGCCGCGTCGGTTGCTTCGGCAAAGCCTGCTGCCCGACGGGCAGCCCGGAGGCGTTCGTGAGGTTCGTCTTCCATCCCTAATGCGTAACAAAACGCCCTGTACGTTTCGCCTTGACCGTGGACGGTGCGAAACGTACTGTCGCGCGCCATGATGACCGTTGATGACATCTTTCACCTTCTCGGCGGCCCGGCCGAAGTCGGCCGCATCATCGGGAAAAGCACAGAGCATGCGGCTTCCATGCGCCGGCGTGGCTCTGTTCCCGTGCGCTACTGGGCCGCCATCCTCGATGCATCGACCCAGCGCAACGTTCGCGAGATCACGCACGCGGCTCTTGTCGCGGCGCATACCGCCGGTGCGCCTCAACTCTTAGGCGGTGCGGCTCCCCCCGAAAATGCCAATCACCCGGAGGTGTTGGGATGAGCCTCATTCGGCAGGATGTGCGCCTTCCGGATCAAGGGTCCGCCGAAGCGCATCGGCGAGAGCAGCAGCGTCGTCGTCTGACAACTCTATTACGAGAGGCTGACGCTCGCCTGTTTCCAGCGCCGCTCGGCTGGGAAGAAGATCGAACTGCACGAGAATGCCTCCGTCGCGGATGCGCCAGCATGTGTAGTCCGTCGCTGGAGAGGCATGGGCTGGCCAAGGCAGATCCACAGGGGCAAGCAGATGGTGCGGACGGGCTTTTGCCGCGCTGCGATGCAGACGTGCGAGCGAGCCGGCAAGATCATCTGCCGTATCGTCCAGAAGGATCACCTTCAGTTCTGCTAGCGGTTCTTCGGGGCCGCTTCGAAGAGCTGGAAGGTGAAGGGTCAACCGAACGCCTTGGGGGCGTAGTTGAGCACACCCGAAATCGCCTAGTAGCGGAACTTCAAACCCGTTCCCGAAGTCTCTGCGCATTGGACATCTACCTGATCGCCAGCCTTGGCATCGGACGGCTTTGCGATGCCTGCCCGGCCCTTTCGACAGCCGAGCCTAAGGCTTCCCCCGAAAATGCCAATCACCCGGAGGTGTTGGGATGAGCGCTCCCTCTCGTCTGAGACTTTGCTTCGATGCACGGCCGGCCGAGCGGGCGACGGCCCGCCTGCTAGCGCTTGCCGAGGCGGGACAGATTTCGCCGGAAGTCGGCCAGCTTCTTGTCGACGGCCTGGAGGCTCTCTTTCAGTTCCGAACTGTCGATCGTGATGACTTCGGCGCAGCCGCCGCAGACGATTTGCGGGTCGTGCTTGAGCCGACCGAGCGTCTCCTTGTTCTCGTGCCCGCATTGCGGACAGGGGACGGCGATCTCGGCATTGTCGAAGAGGTCCATGTTTCGTCTCCGTGTGCGCCTGACGCGGGGATGAAAGGGGATGGCGCGGTTGGCGCCGGCCATCCCCACCACTGTGACACACCAGCCCCGGTTGCGCCTGCGTCTTCGTGCAGCACGGAGGGCGATGCGCCATGACCGGCTTCTGCGCCTTTCGCGCCGGCCAGATGGTCGAGTGCGTCGATGACGGGTGGGTGAGGGCGGGGCAGGACGCCCCGCCTATCCCGCTGCCGGTCTCCGGCTGCGTCTACATCATTGCCGACCTCAAGCCGTTCGGCGGCGGGGTGTTCCTGCATCTGGAGCCCTTCGGCCCGGAGATCTGGTTTCTCTCCGCCCATTTCCGCCCCGTGCGGCCGACCTCCATCGAGCCCCTGCGCGCGTCGCTGGCGCCGCTGGGCGCGCGTGAACGGGAGATTGCGTGATGAGCGGGCCCTTAAGCCTGCCGAGCCTCGCGCCGAAGCCGGATTTCTTCCGGCAAGGTGAAGATGTAGCGCAGCAACGTGTCGGTGAAGCCGCGAATGGCCTTCACGTCCTCCGGCGTCACTCCCTCCTCGTCATGTGCAGCGCCGTTGCCGCCAAGGCGGACTTCGTGCGCCCATTCCCCCATGGCTGCCGGGAGTTCGCGCGACGCGACGAGTTGCTCGATGCGTTGGAACAGCGAGCCGTTGACCTCCGGGTACCGAATGCGCAGGCCCGTCTCCATGGCGCGCCGATACATCATCGCGGCGGCATCCTCATTTCCGGCGATTCCGAAGTTGCGCTCGGCCTGAAGGGCGGCACGCTCGACGCTTTCCGGCAGGTGTTGCGGGATGACTGGCGCAGGAACTGCAGGCCAGAATTCTATGACACGATAGTTTTTATCCTGAGGGTCTCCGTCCTTCCGAACAACAGTTATGAAATAATAATCGGTGTTCGGCAGCGGGTCTGTTCGCAAGATGTGAGCTGCGCTCGGGAACTGGCATTTTGGACACAGGAGGCCGACCACTCCACTACCATTAGTGTGGGAAACCCCAAATTTTATCTCAAGAGAAACGTGCGCTGTTCGGCAGTGCGGGCAGTCGTGGGCGAGGATGGCCATGGGCAACACCATAATGGAGCGGGCATCGCCGCAATTTATACGGGAAGCCCTTTCGCGCACCACAGCGGAAGAACGCTGCGCGGCACTGCGGGAGGTCTATTCGCTGCTCGACGAGGGCGAGCGCGAGACATTCTTCGCCGAAGCGGCGCGCCACCTTATTGCGGCCGACGAGCGACTGCGGAGCGTCCCTGCGCCGGTTTGCTGCCGCGAGCCCTAGGCCGCCCCCTTACTCGCCAATCGGAACGAGCGTCATGAGCAAGCGGCTTCTCCCCGGGAGCGCGCATGACGCGCTCGACAAGATGTTCGACAGCATCGGCCGCTCGCATGGCTCCGCTGCTTCCGAAGGCATCTATATCGCCGCCAGCCTGCTCGACGTTTCGCACTGGACGCTGCGGGCGCAACTGAACCCGGACAAAACGGGCTCGGAAATCTCCTATGCCAAGGTGGTGCAGTTCACCCGCGCCTTTGGCTGCACGGACGCGGCCGAGCACCTGGCGCTGTGCGCGGGCGGGGTGTTCGTGCCGCTGCCGCGCGAGGGTGACGCTGTTGCCGCCCTGACGGCCGACGCCATGCGCGAGATGGGCGAGGCTGTGGCGCGCATTTTCGCCAGCACGAGCCCGCTCTCCGAAGGTGGCGCGGCGATCACGGCCAATGAGGCCCGGGCGGCGCTGCCGGAGGTGCACGAGGCGCTGGTGGCGCTGAGCAACCTCTATTCCCGCCTGAGGGACAAAGCGGAGGGGGCAGTATGAGCCGCCACCCCCTACTGAGCGCCAAGGGGCGCACCGAGGCGCTGGCGCGGCACATGGCCGGGTTGCGGCTGGAGCGCGAGGCGGAATGCCGGCTGGCCGAGGTGGCGGGCGTGAGCCTGCGCGTGTGGCGCCGCGCCGCTTGCGCGCACCCGGTGGCGGCGGACGCGCATATGGCGATCTGCGCCGTGCTGTTTCTCGATCCGGTGTGGATCAAGGCCTCGACCGCGCCCCGCCCGGCCGGGCCGGTGTGCTGGGCGACGCTGGGCGCCGGGGTGCGGGTGACGCGCGAGATGCGCGGGCATGGCGTGCGCGAGGCGGCGAAGGCGGTGGGCGTTTCCGCAGCCACCGTCTCGCGCTCCGAGAACGGGCGGGTGCTTTCCTTCGACGGGCTGGCGCGGCTGGCCGCCTATGTCGGCCTGCATCCGCGTGGCTACACCGTGGCGAGCACTGGCCAGCCTGCCGCCGCGCCTCCCGGCTCCACGGGAAACACCCACTGTAACAGCTTGATTTTGCAGGAAGCTGGCCATGATTGAGATGGGCGACGCGCTGCCCCCGGGCGTGACCGATGCCGCCGGGTTGATGCGGCACTACAAGGAACTGCGCGCCCGCATGCTGGCGGGGAAGCTGCGCCCGCGCCTGGCGGCGCTGCGGACGGCGGAAATGGCGCAGGCCGACGCCGCCCCCTTGCAGCAGGTGGAGGCGGCACGGGAGGAAGGCGGATCGCCGCTCAACCCCGGCCTGACTTTCGCCCGGTTCCATGCCGGGGCGTGCAACCGCCTGCCGCTGGCGATGGCGCAGCGTGTGGCGGGTGAAGCCAATGAGGCGCCCGCCTTCAACCCGCTGGTGCTGCATGGTGGCGCTGGGCTGGGCAAGACGCACCTTTTGCAGGCCATCGTTGCCGAGGTGCGGCAGGCGGGGCGGCGGGCGCTCTACCTTTCCGCCGAGGCGTTCATGCTGCGAGCGCTGGGCGCGGCCGACTGCGGGCATTTCCTGCAAACGCTGGACGGGGTGGCGCTGCTGGCGATCGACGATGCGCAGGGACTGCGCAGCCGTTCGGCGCAGGCTGCGCTGCTGCGGGTGATGCAGGCATGCGCGGAGGCGGGGGGCCAGATGGTGCTGGCGATGGACACGCCGCCGGCCGACTTCGCCACGGGCGAGGACCGGCTGGCCTCGCGCCTGTGCGGCGGGCTGGCGCTGGAGCTGGAGCCACCGGACCTTGACGCACGCCAGGCAATGGCCGGGATGCGCGCCGCCGAGATGGCGGAAGGTGCACCCGGCTTTTCCGTGCCTGCCGATGTGCTGGCCTATGTGGCGCGGTGCTGCCCCGGCGGCGGGCGGCAGATCGACGGCGCGATGAATCGGCTTCTAGCCGGCAGCGGCATGGGCGCCGCGCCGGTGACGATGGAAGCGGCGGAGGCGGCGCTGCGCGGTCTGACGGGCTGCGCGCCGCCGCCGGTGCGGGTGGACAATGTGATCCGCATCGTGGCGCGGCATTACAAGGTGGCGCCGGCCGATCTTCTCTCGCAGCGGCGCACGGCTAGCGTGGTGAAGCCGCGGCAGATCGCGATGTATCTGGCGAAGACGCTCACCCTGCGCTCGCTGCCGGAAGTGGGGCGGCGCTTTGCCGGCCGCGACCACACGACCGTGCTGCATGCGGTGCGCAAGATCGAGGGGCTGATCGCCAGCGACGCCGCGCTTGCCGCCGAGGTGGCGAGCCTCACCGCCGCGATACGGGAGGCGCGGTGATGGGTGACCTTTCCGCCTATCACCAGTTTCTTGCCGCCAAGGCGATTGTCGATCCGCCGAGCGGGATCGCCGCGCCTTCCGGCCTGCCGGAATGCCTGTTCGACTTTCAGCAGGCCTGCACCAGCTGGGCGCTGCGGCGCGGGCGGGCGGCCTTGTTCGCCGGCACCGGGCTGGGCAAGAGCCTTATGGAGCTTTCCTGGGCGGACGCCGTGCACCGGGAGACGCAGGGCGACGTGCTGCACCTGGCACCGCTGGCGGTTTCCGCCCAGCTGGGGCGCGAGGCGGGGAAGTTCGGCCTTGCCGCCCGGGTGGTGAAGGCGGGGCGTGACGCCGAGCCGGGCACGAGCATCACCAATTATCAGAAGATCGACCGTTTCGACCTGTCGCGCTTCGCCGGGGTGATCCTCGACGAGTCGTCCATCCTGAAATCCACCGACGGGCATTACCGCACGCGGCTGATCGAGGAATGCGCGCGCATTCCCTACCGGCTGGCGGCGACCGCGACACCGGCGCCGAACGATTTCATGGAGCTGGGCAACCATGCCGAGTTTCTCGGTGTGATGAGCTACACCGACATGCTCGCCACCTTCTTTGTGCATGACGGCGGCGACACCCAGAAATGGCGGCTGAAGGGCCATGCCGAGGAGGATTTCTGGCGCTGGATGGCCAGCTGGGCGGTGATGCTGCGCCGGCCTTCCGATCTCGGCTTTGACGATGGCGCCTATGCGCTGCCGCCGCTCAACCAGATCGAGCATCGGGTGGAGGTGGAGCTTTCCGGCGAGGGCTTCGGCCTGTTCGCGCCCATGGCGGTGACGATGAAGGAACGGCTGGCCGCGCGCCGCGACAGCGTGGGCGCCCGTGTTGCCCGCGCGGCGGCGCTTACCCCGGCGGATCGCCCCTTTGTGTGGTGGTGCAACCTCAACGCCGAGAGCGAGGCGATCACCGCCGCCATTCCCGGCGCTGTGGAGGTGCGGGGCAGCGACCTTGACGACGTGAAGGAGCGCAAGCTCGTCGACTTCTCCGAAGGGCGAATCCGCGTGCTGGTGACGAAGCCTTCCATCGCCGGCTTCGGGATGAACTGGCAGCACTGTGCCGACACCGGCTTTGTCGGCCTGACCGACAGTTTCGAGCAGGTGTATCAGGCCATCCGCCGCTTCTGGCGCTTCGGCCAGACGCGGCCGGTGAATGTGCATTTCGTGGTGGCGGCGACCGAGGGCGCCGTGCTGGCGAACCTGCGCCGCAAGGAGGCCGATGCCGAGCGCATGGCCGCCGCCATGGTGCGCCACATGGCCGACCTTTCCACCCGCGCCGTGCGCGGCGTGGAGCGCGAGCGCCCGGCCTATGCGCCCGGGTACCCCTTTGTTCTCCCCGAATGGATAGGAGCCGGCGCATGATGGCCGCCCGCGAGATCCGCGCCATCGAGCAGGTGGTGACGGACACCCATGCCCTCTACCATGGCGATTGCTGCGAACTGATCCGCGCCATTCCCAGCGGGACGGTGCATTTCGGCGTGCATTCGCCGCCCTTTGAAGGGCTCTACAAGTTCTCGAATTTCGACCGCGACCTCTCGAACAGCGAGGGCGGGCTGTTCTGGGAGCACTATGCCTTCCTGATCGCCGAGCTGCTGCGGGTGACGATGCCCGGCCGGCTGCACAGCGTGCACTGCATGCAGCTGCCCACCAGCAAGATCCGCCATGGGCATATCGGCATGCGGGATTTCCGCGGCGAGATCGTGCGGGCTTACGAGGATGCCGGGTGGATCTTCCATTCCGAGGTGTGCATCTGGAAAAACCCCGTGGTGGCGCAGCAGCGCACCAAATCCATCCGCCTGCTGCACAAGCAGGTGCTGAAGGATTCCGCCCTCTCCGGCCAGGGGCTGGCGGATTATGTGCTGACCTTCCGCAAGCCGGGCGACAACCCCGAGCCGATCAGCGGGCCTTTCGAGACCTTCCACGGCGAGGGGCTCGACCTTTCCCGCCCGGCCTATGAGCGCTGGTGTGCTGGGCTGGAGGCGGGGGCGAGGCCCTGGCCTTATGACACATGGGTGTCGACGCTGATCTGGCAGCGCTACGCCTCGCCGGTGTGGATGGACATCAACCAGACGCGCACCCTGCAATATCGCAGCGCCCGCGACGCCAAGGACGAGCAGCACATTTCGCCGCTGCAGCTCGACGTGATCGAGCGGTGCCTCGACCTGTGGAGCAACCCGGGCGACACGGTGCTGACGCCGTTCCTCGGCATCGGCTCCGAGGTTTATTGCGCCGTGCGCATGGGGCGGCGTGGGATCGGCTTCGAACTGAAGCCCAGCTATTTCGCCCAGGCGGTGCGCAACTGCGCCCGTGCCAGCCAGCCCGAGGATGACGGGCTGTTCGCCACTGACGATGCGGCCGACCTCCTGCCGGAGGCGGCGGAATGACGCGCGAACTGCTTCCCGTGCGGCGCTTTGCCGAAAGCATGAGCTTCACGCTCGGCAATATCTTTTATGTCGTCACGCTCGGTTACTACGATGACGGGCGCGTGGGCGAAGTGTTCGTCGGCGGGCCAAAGAGCGGTTCCGACGCCGAAACCAATGCCCGTGACGCGGCGGCGATCCTCTCCATTGCCATGCAGCACGGCGTGCCGCCCGCTGCCTTCGCGACGGCCGTGCAGCGCGACAGCGAGGGCGTGCCGCTTGGGCCTATTGGCGCCGTGGTCGACCATCTGGCCGCGCCGGCGGCTTCCTCTAGCGGGGAGGGGGCGTGATGGTTGTCCGGCTGGTTTCGCAGCAGACACAGCACGACCTTAATGTCGCGCGCGCCAAGGAGGCCGTCCTGTGGGCCGTGCGGCGCGTGGCTGCGCAGATGTTGAGGCTGTCTTCCGGTTCCGGCGATGAGTTGAAGTTCGCCAATGAACTGATCGCCATGACGCAAGTCATGAATGCTTGCCTTGAATTGACCGGCGAGACGTTCGGGGATGGGTGGATCAAACACGCGCTCGATGCGGGGGCCGTGAGCCGGGAGTGCCGGCCGTGGTTCAACCCGTCATCTCTTAGCGATCACGAGCAGACGATTTTTCGTTTGGAGAACGACATCGTCAAATACGCGCTTCGATCTTATGCGGCTGCGCTGCTCGACCAGAAATCGATCGAGAACGCGAACCACCATCGTATGATCGGCGCCATTCACGCCCGGGACGCAGCCCTCACGAAGAAATGGGGGCGGGCATGAGCAACGAAGCGCAGGCATGGGCATCGAAGCTCGACATCGTGCTGGGTTCCAGCACGCGCTTCGTGCTGATGGCGCTGGCGAACTTCGCCAATGATGACAATCTCGCATGGGTCGCCCGGCGCACGATTGTCCGATACACCGAGTTGAGCCTCGCCACCGTGACCCGGGCGCTACGCGATCTGGAGGCGCGCGGGCTTATCGAGCGCACGGAACGCGCGCGGGAAAACGGCTCCCGCACCACCGACATGATCCGGCTGCTGGTCGGCATTTCGCCGCGCTCTGCCGCCCCCCCTTGTCATGGTGATGAGGGGGGCACTTGTCATGGTGACAAGGCCCCCTCGTCACCACGATCAGGCCCCCTCGTCACGGTGACGAGTCCAGATCCCTCACTTGAACCCTCAATTGAAGAAGAATCCCCCCAAGCCCCCCAAGGGGCAGGGGTGGGGATTTCAAATTCCGATGGGGAAGGGGAGCAGGGGGCGGCACCGGCGGGACCGGACACCCAGGCCGATGCGCTGTGGGAAATGTTCGTTCCCGACCCGGCCGCCAGCAAGGCCAAGTTCCTGCGGGCATGGGCTCGCCTCTCGCCCGTCGACCGGGCGCAGGCGCTGGCGCTGGCCTCGCGCTTCCTCGACCACTGCCGGGCGGTGAAGCGCCGTATCTGCGACCCGGCAACCTACCTTTCCGAACGACGCTGGGAGCGCTTCGCCACGCTGCCGGCGACGGCGCCGGCCTCTGACGCGCCGGCCGCGCGGCCGGTGGAGACGGACCCGGTGACCCGGGCCGTGCAATGGGCGATGAGCGGGCGCACCGATGAGCGCTGGGTGTTCGTCGCGGCCGACAGCGAGGCGTGGCGGGCGTGGCAGGAGGCCTATGCCGCCGCCGGCTTCGGCAATCGCATGACCTGCGCCCGCATCCTGACGCGCATGCCGGACGGCACGCACCAGCGCCGGCTGGGGCGGAGCTTTCCCATGCTGTTCCCGCCCAAGCCCGGCGCCGGCCCGCCGGGCGAGGCGGCGACGAGCGACGACGACATGGCGGCATTTGTGGACGGCGGCGGGTGAGGAGAGGCGAGATGGCGCGACGGGGTAGGCCGAGGAAGGCGGGCAAGCGGACGGCGTCCGGTCAGCTGTCGCGTTCCACCATGGCGGTGCTGGAGCGCGGCGAGCGCGAGGCGGTGATGGCGCAGCCACACCGCGCCAGCCTGCCGGAAGAGCTGCGCATGGACCAGCGGGCCGAGAGCGTGATCGGCCGCATGTTCCTGACCGGGGCCATCAGCGAGGCGCAGTATTGGGCAGCGGATCGCTGGCGGGCGCTGGTGGCGCAGTTCCATGTGGTGCTGGCCACGCCGATGACGCCCGGCTCCATGCTTGGCCGCATGGTAGCGCCCGCGGCGGGACAGGAGGAGGCTTCCGGCACCGATGAGCGGCGGGAGACGGAAGAGGAGATGCGCGAGCGCGTGCTGACCCAGCACAAGGCGGCGATGGCCGAGATCCGCGCGCTCGACTCGGCGCCGCTGATCTTCCGGGCGATGGAGGCAGTTATCCTCAGGGATTGCGCGTGCACCAAGTGGGAGCAGGATCACCTGCAGCGCGGGCTCGACGCGCTGGCCTGGCTGTGGAAGCTGAGCGATGACAGTGGGTTACGCAAACGCAGGGTGTGGCGCCCGGAGCGTGCCGCGTGGGAACACGAGGAGCGCGAGATCAGGATCGTCTATAGCGACGCTTGACGGTGGGCAGAAGCTGTGCGCGTATTTGCGCACGAAATGAGATTGTCCAAGTTGTGCCCGGAGCGGAAACGCGGCCGGGCATTGTCATTTCTGGAGCGTGGCGATGGCGCGGCTGAAGACGCTGCCAGCCCGGCTTGCTCCCGCGCCGTCTCGTCTTGCCACCCAGACACATGCAGGTCCTGATCGAGATCGCGCCCGCAGCATCGCGGCGCCGTGGCGCGCTTGGTACGATCTCGCTCGCTGGAAAAAGCTGCGGCGCAGGGTGTTCCTGCGTGATCTATTCACCTGTCAGAGGCCGGAATGCGGGGCCGTGATCGCGGAGACGTCACGTCTCGTCTGCGATCACATCTTGCCGCATCGCGGCGATGAGCGCCTGTTCTGGGATGAGGGCAATCTGCAGACGCTCTGCAAGCCTTGCCATGACAAGGTGAAGCAGGCGGAAGAGCGTCGCGGCATAAGCCGTGAGGCAGCAAGCAGGGCGGCGCCGGAGATACCGAGGCCGCGCATCCCGGTGGTGATCGTGTGCGGCCCGCCGGGATCGGGCAAAAGCACCTATGTCGCACGGCACAAGGGGCCGAACGATCTCGTGATCGACCTCGATGTCATCAGGGCGCGCCTCTCGGGGGGTGGGTTGCATGCCCATGCTCCGGGCTTCACCGGCCACGCCCTTGAAGAGCGCAACAGAATGCTGGTGTCGCTTGCGACCGATACCACCCACGCCCTCGCTTGGTTCGTTGTGGCGGCGCCCACCGTGCAGGAGCGGCTGGCGTGGTCGGCGCAATTGGGCGAAGCCCGTGTGGTCCTGATGGATACCTGTCGGGAAGAGTGCCTTCGCCGCATCGCTTCCGACCCCAGCCGCAAGGGTGAGGTCGAGCGGATGGGGATGCTGGTGGACCAGTGGTTTGAGCGGGCCAAGCAATCCACCACTGCCCCAAGGGATTGAAGCGGTCGCAAGGTCGGCACTACCCCACAAGGGGTCCCACGCGGGGCCGGGAGGGGGGTTGGAAAGTCTGGAAGGCCACTCGCTTCCCTACCCGCGCCCCCCATGTTCGGAGATTTTTTCCTGTGAGCGATGAAAATTCCGAGCCGGTGCCGCAGGTTGATCTGTTCGGCCAGCCTATCCTGCCGATCCGTGATCGGCGGGGGCGCCCGTCCTTCAAAAAAGACAAGACAAATCAAGACTTTGTAGCCGTTCGCGTGGCGGCGGGCTGGACGCAGAAGGCTATCGCCGACGACATGGGCATCGACGAGAAGACGCTGCGCAAACATTTTTCCCGCGAGCTGGAGGTGGGGCGGCTGTCGATCGAGGGGCTGATGCTCGACGTGCTGCTCAAGCTGGTGCGCGAGGGGAAGACGGCGGCTGTCGGGCGGCTGCATGAGATGATGAAAGCCGCCGGGCCGCAGGCCCCCCGCAGCCGCGGCGCGAGCCTCGACGAGGACGACGATACCGAGGACGATCGGCCGGTGAAGGTGGGCAAGAAGGAACAGGCACAGAGGGACGCGCAGGATATCCCGCCGGACTACGGCGATATCTTCGCCCGGATGCAGCGGCACTGATGTCCGTCTCCTTCGCCTGTCCCGACTGGTTTGCCAAGCTGCAGGCCGGACAGAGCCCGATCCCGGCGTTGCCGCTCGACGACGTGCTGGCCGACTGCGCCGTCGCGCTCTTCAACAAGCTGCGCGTTCCGGACATCGCCGGCATGCCGACCATGGGCGAGGCCGCCGGCGAGTGGATGCGCGACATCGTGCGTGCGGCGTTCGGCTCGATCGAACCGGAAACCGGCCGCCGTTTCGTAGGCGAGATTTTCAACCTCGTGCCGAATAACACCGATAAGCTCTGAAAACGTATAGTCTAATCAATATCTTAACCCGCTTCGGAGGGCTTCCGGGGCGGGTTTCTTGTTGCAAGCACCGCGATAAGAATTTCAATGACTTAGCCGGCTTTAGCCAAGGCTAGCCGCATCTGCGCGCGACAAGGGCGCGACATGAAAGGAACCTCAACATGGTCGACGGCTCCGACGCTACCGATTTGCTGTATGGCGTGGAGGCCATTTCGAAGTGCCTCAACATGACGACCGCGCAAGTCTACCACCTGCACGCCAGAGGGCAGATACCGACGTTCAAAATCGGCAAGAAGGTCTGTTCCCGGCGCGCATCCCTCGCCGCATGGCTCGCTGAGCAGGAGGCTAAGGCCAAGTCCCCCGCATCCGGCGGGATAGCCTGACGGTCGGTGCAATGTGGCCGGCACCACAAGCAAGGATCGCCTGCGCTGGTTGCGAGCCATTGGTGTTGACTCTAAAACAACGCCATCTGAATTCTATGTTGCGTGGACTATAGAGCAGAGAATTCGCAACAGCACAGGCGATGCACTCATAAGTCGCGAGCATATTGGTAGAATAACCGGACTTGGCGACAGGCGAATATCTGAAATTATTGTGGCGCTTGAAACGCGCCTCTGGCTAAGCGTGTGGCGCGCGAACGGGTTGGCGAACCGATATCGGCTCACATGGCCACCCTCGGCCGCCGCCGACGATTGCAAGAAAGTGCGCGCGACCGATGCGCCAGAGCGCGCGGGACCCATGCGCCTGAGTGCGCGCAATAACATCCTTAGAGAACCTTATGGTTCATCCTTGCCGAAATTCCCGGACAGAGCCGCCTATGAGGCGCAGCTGGCGAGCATCCTCGGCATCGAGCACGCGGACCTCGCGATACCAGACGGGGAGCTGTCTCGGCTGTGCCTGGCCCTCAAGCACGGCCGGATGACTGAGATTGACCTCGCAATGGCAATTCGCCTTCAACAAAAGAAGAGGTGAGCATATGTCGAGTAAGAATAGGCGGCTCATCGATAAGTTGGCGATAGAGGTGTTTCTCTGGTTCTATGAACTCACACGATCAAAGCGCGTCCGCAGAGGCGATATGATCGTCGCGTGGTTCATTGCCATATCCATGAGAGCGGATATGAAGATAGAGATCACGATGAAGAGGCTTTCAGAGGCAGTGAATATGTCGGAACGCGCGCTTTCGTCAGCCATAGGGCGGTTGATCACGGCTGGATACTTGATCGCTCTGCGCCAGCCCGGGCGGCCGAACCGCTACATGCTGACCTATCCCGTCGATGGTGGTGCTGATGTCGACTGATCTGCTGGCGTGGGCATGGAACGTGCCCGACCTTTCGCCTAGCGCTCGCCTTGTGCTGCTGGTGATCGCCGACACCTGCGACCATGCAGGCTACAGCCCGGCGGATCGCGAGCACCTGGCGATGCGGACCGTACAGTCACCTGAGATCATCCAGCGCCGGCTGCGCGAGATGGAGGAGGCTGGGCTGATCGTGGGTCTGGGCAAAGGTATAAGGCTTCTGGCGACCAAGAGGGCGGTTGAGACAGTGCTGCCTGACCCCGACCGGCGCGCGCTGCGCGATCAGCGGGTGATGCAGGAGATGGAGCGGCGCAGGCTGGAGCGCGTCGAGCACACGGCAGAGGTGCGCGCGGCTGTAGCGAAGCGAGCCGAGGAAACAATCCGAGCTTTGGGAGGCATTGCCCCTAAGTCGAAGCGCCGTCGCCCGTAGAGGGGAGGGGGGGCTGAAAAGTCTTGGACCCCCCTCGCTTTCAGACCCGCGCCCCCCAAGTTCGGAGATTTTTTCCTTAGGACGTTTGATTTTTCGGATGTCCACATCTTTGGCCTAGGAAATAGGAGAAAAAACAATGGCTTAGAACAGGTCCCCTTCTTTGTGCGTGTTATAATTCCCGGCGTTGACGGATCGCTTGGCAGGGCTCAGTCTTTCCGTCGACTTGGCGCGCGTGATGCAGCCGCAGTTGACCGCATCCTTTGGGCTGCGGGTACGTGTATTCATCCTAGCTCCGCGTGATGCAGGTTAGGACCTTCGACCGCATGCCCTGCGCTGCGGACGATCTGCGGGTGAGCGAGATGCAGCCCGATACGTGATCGCCTCGCGCGCCTGGCGCTGTGGGGCGGATCGCGGCTTCCGATTGGCGAACGGCCTTACCTAGCGTGTCCCGCTGGTGAAGCCCCTTCGCGCCTCAATTTCATCATCACGAAAGGCATAACGCTATGAAGGCGTTTCGTTTTCTTGCCGTTCTCGGCATCGTGGCGGCGCTGGTTGCCGTCTCCGTACTGGTCGACCCCAACGCTGCGCATGCCGGTGTTGGGGCGCTCGCTGACGTATTCTCGATGTCGGCGCTTGCTGCGGCGGCAGCGCCGTCCGTGGGCGCGTCGCCGTCCAATCTGCGGCTCCATTTGGGTGACGCGTTCCCCGCGTCGCCGCTGGCGTCGATAACGCCGCCTCCGGCGCGCGGCATCATGTCGGTGAATGCTGGGCCGGTCCCCGATGATCCGGTGGCTGTATTCAACGAGCTGAAACAGACCTTCGCGAGTTTCCAGACCAAGGAAACGAAGCGGATCGACAATATCATCGCTGGCGTCGATGAGATCAACGCGGCCATGGCTTCGCTCAAGCTCAGCGGGCTGGGCGGCGGTGGTGGCAATAACCCGCCTTCGTCGGCGCCGCATGACGATGTGAACGCTGCCCTGCGGGCTTACATCAACAAGGGCGACGATGGACCGTTGGCGGAACTCAATCCGCGCGGCGGGTTCGGTGTGCAGGCTTCGCTGACGTCGCAGTCCAACCCGGATGGCGGCTATACTGTCATCCCCTATTTCACCGACTCGATCACCCGTCGCATCTACGACGTGTCGCCGCTTCGTCGTCTGGCGCGGGTGGTGCCCATCGGAACGGGGGCGTTGACGGAACTGGTGGACGCCGACCAGGCGGCTGCGGAGTGGGTTGGCGAAGAGGAAGGTCGTCCGGAAACGGCCTCGCCGAAGCTCGGCCAACTGGAGATCCCGGCGCGTGAAATCTACGCGGCGCCGAAGATCACCCAGACCCTTCTCGATGATTCGAACATCGACCTCGCCAACTGGCTGGTTGAGAAAGTCGGTGATCGTCTGGGCCTGAAGGAGGGGCAGGCATTCGTTGCCGGCGATGGCGTGAAGCGGCCGCGCGGGTTCCTCACCTATGCCAAGAGCGCGGACGACGATGGGGCCCGGCCGTGGGGCACGCTGCAGTATGTGCCGAGCGGCAACGCCAGCGGCTTCACTACCTCGCCGTCGCCGGGCGATTGCCTGATCGACCTCGTTTACACCATGAAGGCGACCTTCCGTCCCGGCGCGGTGTGGCTGATGAACCGCAAGACCGCTGGAACCATTCGCAAGTTCAAGGATGGGGACGGCAATTACATCTGGCACGAATCCATGCAGGCCGGCCAGCCGTCGCTTCTGCTGGGGCATCCCGTCGAGCTGGACGAGAACATGCCCAACGTCGCCGCTGGCGCCTTCCCGATCGCCTTCGGCGACTTCCGGCGTGGCTACACCATCGTTGATCGTCATGCCACGCGCGTGGTGCGCGACCCCTATTCGGCCAAGCCTTACGTGGTCTTCTACTGCTACCGCCGCGTCGGTGGCGCTGTGAACGACTTCGAGGCGATCAAGCTCCTTAAGATCAGCGAGACCTGATCTCCTCCGAGCAATCGCGGCTTCCTGTCAGGAGGGCGGGGAGCTGCGAGGCGCGCTGTAGTGCTGCGCGCCCGGACAAGTCGGCGAGTGTCCGCAACAACCCCGACAGCCGGCGGCCCCCGCTCCTCGGGCGCGCGGCCGGCAACTCCCTCAACACGAATGGAGGCTCGCCCGATGGCGAAAGGACAAGTCGTCGGCGCCCTGCGCGTCAGTCTCGGCCTCGATAGCGCCGAGTTCGAGAACAGCCTCGCGCAGTCGGGCAAGCAGGCCAAGACCTTCGCGAGGGAAACCGAGGCCAGCATGGGGGCCTTGGCGAAAGGCGTTTCGGCCGCTGCCGCTGGCATCCGCGCCGGCATCGCCGGGCTCACCTTCGCTGCGGTGACGACTGCCATTCAGGGCTCTGTCAGCGCCCTCGCCGAACTGGACGATCAGGCGAAACGCTCCGGCCTCTCGCTCCAGTCTTTCCAAGAATGGAGGTTTGTCGCCGAGCGCAACCGCATCGGCCTCGACGCCATGGTGGACGGGTTCAAGGAATTGAGCCTGCGCGCGGATGAGTTCATCACCACGGGCGGCGGCAGCGCGGCCGAGGCGTTCCAGCGTCTCGGTTTCAGCGCCGAAGACCTGGCCAAGCGCATGGCCGATCCCTCGGAGATGATGCTGGAGATCATTAAGCGGCTCGGCGACCTCGATAAGGCGGCGCAGATACGCATTTTCGATGAACTGCTCGGAGGTTCCGGTGGCGAGCAGTTCGTGCAGCTGATCGACCAAGGCGAGAAGGGGCTGCGGGCGACGATCCAGCGGGCGCACGAACTGGGCGGCGTGCTGCAAGACGACGTGATCAAGAAAGCGTCGGAGATCGACAAGCAGTTTCAGGAGATCGCCGCGACCATCAATAACGGCTTCAAGGCTGCCGTGGTCGGCGTCGTGTCGAGCCTCGACCAGATGCTGAACCGGCTCGACAAGGTCGGGAAGCAGAAGGACGACACCGTAGCGGCGCGCCTGGACGAAACAAACCGGGAGTTGACCCAGCTTCAGGGTCTCGCCGATTCCTACGCGCCCGGTTCGTGGCAGAAGGACGCCTTCCTTTCCCAGTTCGGCCCCCGGCTGGAGGCGCTGAAGGCGGAAAAATTCGAACTCGAAACGGTTCTCAATCTCCGCAAGGCGTTCTCCGCTGTGGATTTCGGCGGCAACCTTCCGCCCGTCGGCTCCGGCGCCCCTCCCGCCACACCCCAAGCGACCGGCGGGGCCTCCGCGCCGGCTGAAGATCCGGTGGCGGCTCAACTCGCCTCGCGCATCGAAAGCCTCAAGCTGGCGCTGTCGACCGAGCGCGAGCTTGAAGTTGCCGCCCATGAGCAGCGACAGGCGGACCTCCTTGCCTCTTTCGAGTCCGGCAAGATGGCGCGCGAGGAATACAACCAGTGGACCGAGCGGGAGCAGGCGGCGCATGCCGAGCGCATGAGCGCTATCGCCGAAAATCAAGCCGCTTCGGAAAGGCAGAAGCTGCAGGACACATTCAGCTTCACGGCGGACACGTTCGGCAGCCTGGCGGCGCTTGCGCAGACCTTCGGCGAAAAGGGGTTTGCAGCGGCCAAGGCGTTCGGCATCGCCGAAGCGGTCGTAAACACGGCGGTCGGCGTCACCAAGGCGCTGGAGCTGCCCTTCCCGGTGAACATGGCAGCGGCTGCTTCCGTTGCCGCTGCCGGCGCGGCGCAGATCGCCACCATTCTTTCAGCCCGGCCGGGCGGATCGAGCAGGCCGAGCGTGAGGGGCGCAGCTGTCGCTACAACCCCGCCGGCCGGCTCGCGCGACACCGGCGGGGATGGAGGCGGGCGCGTCGCTTACATCAACATCCAAGGGTCGAGCGTGACGGTGACCAAGGATCAGGCTTTGGAAATGTTCAGGCAGCTTCAGGAACTCATTGATGATGGATACAAGCTCAAATTCTGAACCCGATGGGGCGGCGGCTGACGGCTCCGGGGGTGGCGCAGGAATGCGTCACCACCTTATCGCCGCCCGAGCGGAGGCGCAGGCGACCCATATCTTGATCGGCGCGCTGCTCGCGCATCTTCGCCTCCGCCGCGCCGTTACTGCCGACTTTGCGGCGACAATCCGCACCCTTGAGGCAGGCGCCACGGGGCGCCTGGGCGACGTGTACGACGCGGCATTCCGCGACGCCATCGCCATCATGCTTTCGCAGATCGAGCCGGCCGGCGGCGACAAACCCCGCCACCCCAAGCCCAAACTTTCCCTTGTGACGGAGAACTGACATGACCGCGTTTCGCAACCCCGGCGCTACCTTGCAGGCCGGCGGCACCACCTATTCGCTTTCCTTCTCCATGCGCGCCATGTGTGCGCTGGAAGACGCTCTCAATAGGACCGCGCCTGATGTCGTGGTGGAATTGATAAAAGCGGGAAGTGATGCGAAGACCTTGCGCATGAAGACGCTGCTCGTCGTGCTGTGGGTGATGCTGCGGGACAACCATCCCGAGATCGACGAAGACGGGGCGAGCGACATCGCCACTGCGGCCGGCGTTATGGCGACGCTGGTGGCCGTTGCGGCAGCTGCTGCGGCGGCCTTTCCGCCGCCCAAGAAGGGCGCACAGCCGAAGGAGGAGGCGCGCCCTCAGACGGCGTAGGGTTCCTAGACCCCGAGCCTCTGTACCGCGCCTGGGTGCGGGCAGGGCTGGACCCTGCGCAGTTCTGGCGCTCCACCTTCCGCGAGGTGGCGGCCTGTATCGAGGAGCGCGGCGAGGCGGATCGCCTTGAACACAACGACAGGGCATGGATGGCCTGGCACATCGCCGCCCTGTCCCGCATGAAGAAGCTGCCGAAGCTGGCCGAACTGCTGATAAAGCCCCGCAAGGCACAGCCTGTGCGGCCTCAGACGTGGCAGGAGCAACGGGCCATTTGCATGCAGTGGGTGGCGGTGACGAAGGCGGCGGCGGCGAGGCGGCGGTGACGGGTTTTACCCGTTCGCCGCCTTCTCCAGCGCCTCGGCCATGCGGCTGCGCCAATCCTTGCCGCTCGCCTTGAACCTCTCCACCGTGGCGGGGTCGAGCCGTAGGGTGACAGCCTCCTTCGGGCTTTCCACCTTCGGCCGTCCGCGCGCGCGCTTGATGCTCGCCATCAGGTCCGGGAACGCCTCGGCGAACGGCTTGGCCTGCGCCATCTGTTCGTCGGTAAGCTCCGGGTTATCGGCATCGGTAGCGATGCCCCGTTGAATGACCGCCTCTTCCTCGTCGGAGAGCGGGTGCGTGTGCTTGGTGCCGGTCATGAACCCTCCTTGGTCTACGGCTGGAGACGACTTCTCTCTTTCCGGGTAGCCCGGCGCATGGAGATGACGGAAAGCGCCTCCGAGCCGAGGGGCTTGAAGACGACGGCGACAATGATCCGGCCGTGAAGCTCGCCGACTGCCACATAGCGGCCATCCCGCGAGGGGACGACGACCGAGCCGGCGAAGAAATCGAGATCGAGGGCGGCGAAGTCCATGCCGTGCTTGGCAAGGTTCGATTGGCGCTTCGGCTCGTCCCACGTGATCATCATGATGAATATGCGTACACGGAAAATAAGAGCCGGTCAATCTTATCTGTGTACGAAAAATATGCGCGCGCCTTCGCATCCCTCTTGGCGAGAGGGGCGAAGCAGCGCATAAATGGGATTGGGTGTGAGAGCCCGGACGAAAGATAGACCACGGATCGGCTTGGCGGCTGATCGGTGGCGACGCAGGTAGCCCTTTGGCGAGGGCTTGCTGCAACTGGCGGCACCTTGGCGGGTGCGCCGACCTGGCCATCTTGGCCGGGAGCGGTGCTCTATGTCCAGAGGGTTCGCCCTTAAAAGTGCGCCGGCTTGTCTCTTTCGCAAGCTCTCACCTCCCGGCTGCTGGCCCGATGCCAGCGACGGCTGTGAGAGGCCGAACGAAAGAGACCAATCCCATGTACATCGGAGAAGACTACGGAGGGCCGTTCCCGCCCCCGCTTGCCGACCGGCTGAATGCCCGCCGGGAGCTTTCGCGCATCATCGAGTCGGCGCTGTCCATGCTCGATGCCCTCGACACTATCGACGCCGACCGCGAGCCGGATGGTGACGAGCTTGATGCCAGCTGGCCGGAGCAATCTGGCCCGTGCATTTCGGGGCGGGCCGTGCCGCAGGAAGACGACGAGCCTTCGCTCGGCTGGCACGCCATCGGCGGTGGGTGCTGGTACTTCGATGATGGCAGCGACCGTGAACGGGACGCGCTGGACGAGCCGGACGGCTACGACAGCGACAGGGAGCCCGCTCTGGCCGCGCCGGAGAGTTTTCCCCGCATCTGCTACGGCGGGCCGCTCCCCGCCGCCTACGGCTTCCCTGACCGGCTGCGGGGCGCTTCCGGCGGCGATCAATCGCGATGGGCTATCGGCTGCGCCAATGACCGCGAGGAAGACGCGGGCGACGATGCCGAGGCCGAGAACGAGCACGGCGGCGATATCCTCGACCAGCCGCACGATGACGACGACAGCGGCATCGCCGACCATGACGGCCTGTGGGAGCAGGCGCAGCGGGAGGCGTGGGCATGACGGCGCCAGCCTTGACGCATCTGCGCGAGATCCATCTGCCGGCGTTGGACGCGGCTCGCTTCTGCCTCGCGGCGCGGCTGATGGTGGAAGGCTTGAGGGATGAGCTAAGCCCGCCTCATTCCGACGCGCTGCAAGCGGTGCTGTTCCATGCCTGCGATAGGCTGGAGCAGATAGACCGGCAGATTGAGCACTGGTGTGCAAGCCTCGCCGAGGCCGGCAGCGCCGCGAACTGACACCCTCGCCGGCCGCGCCCGGTGAGGTGCGGCCGGCTTCCCCTCATATTCAGGAGTTGAAGCTATGGCGAGCGTGGCAAAGCGCGAGTGGACCCATAAGGGCGAGACGAAAACGGCGTGGGTGGTGCGCTACACCGATCAGGGCGGCAAGCGCCGCATGAAGACATTCGAGAAGAAAAAGGATGCTGACAAGTATCGCAACAAGGTTGAAACCGAAGTCGAGCGCGGGGAGCACGTCCCGGATCGTGAGACCGCCACCGTGTCACAAGCCCTTGATTTGTGGCTCGATCATTGCGAGGGGAGGGTGCGTGTTAAAGATCATCTTCGCCCGCGCACGCTTCGCCATTACCGGAGCTGGGTCGAAAACCATATTCGGCCGTCCCTAGGCGGCCTGAAGCTCACGTCACTGACAATTCATCTTCTGCAGAAATGGGTGGATGATCAGGCGTTCGACCGCGAGCGGCCACGTTCTCACGACACGCTGATGAACTCTGCCCTTTGCCTGCGGATGATGTTGAGGCACGCACACCGCCATAATCTGGTGGGTCGCAACGTGCTGGTTGATCATGAATTGCGCATTCCCGGCAAAAAGGGCGAGCGACTCGAAATACCGAGCAAGGATGATGTCAGGCGCTTTCTCGAATGGAGTGGCGAGGTGACAGGCCCGGGCGGCGTGGCGCCATATCTGCGCCCCATGATTTTCACGGCGGTGTTTGCCGGCCTGCGGCAGGGCGAGCTAAGAGCGCTGACGTGGGAGAATGTCGATTTTGACGCGAAGATCATCCGCGTCCGCCAGTCGGCCGACAATTTCGGGCTAATCACCGAGCCAAAATCGCGGGCGAGCATTCGCGACGTGCCGCTGGCGCCCGTACTCTCCATCGAGTTGAAGAAGCACAAACTGGCCTGCGGGCGTTCCAAATCACCGCTTGTGTTCCACACGCGCAGCGGTGGCGTGATCGATCCTGGGGGGGTGCATCAGGCGTGGCAGCGGCTTCAGCACCGTGCAGCGAATGGCGGCAGGGGGCAGACAGCATGCCCACTCGGCAGGTTCACCTTTCACAGTCTGCGCCATGTGTGCGCCAGTCTTCTGATAGAGACGGGCCTGCCGCCCAAGCGGGTGCAGGCGATAATGGGGCACTCTTCGATCCAGATGACGTTTGATCGCTACGGTCATCTTTTCGAGGATGGCGATGCCGTCACGGTCGCCATGGGCAAAATTGGTGCCTCCCTCACGGCTTGACGCGACAAGAGCGCGACAAGAACAGCTAAGTGGCTGAAAACGGCTAGGTTAATTCTTCTGCCGAAGAAGAACGGCAAGACCACGAACGCCGCCGCGCTCGGCCTGATTGCCCTGATGATGAACCGGCGCCCGAATGTCGATGGCATCATCGTCGGCCCCACGCAGGAGGTCGCCGACAAGTGCTTCGCCCAGGCGGCGGCGATGATTGCGGCTGACCCCTACCTGTCGCGCCGTTTCAAGGTGAAGGAGCACATCAAGACGATCATCGATCTGCATGTGGACCCGGTCACCGGCGTGCAGATGAATGCGAAGCTTAAGATCAAGAGCTTTGATCCGAAGGTCGTCACAGGGTCGATCCCCGCCTTTGCGATCCTCGATGAACTGCACGTCATGGCGCACGCCAAATATGCGAGCCACGTCATCGGCCAGATCCGGGGTGGCATGGTGACGAATGAGGAGAGCCTGCTCATCATCATCACCACGCAGTCTGAGGTGGAGCCGTTCGGGGTCTTCAAGGAAGAGCTCGACTATGCGCGCGGCGTGCGTGACGGACGCATCACCGAAGGCGTGCGGATGCTGCCGATCCTCTATGAGTTCCCCGAGGCGATGCAGATCGCCGAAGACAAGCCATGGAAGAATCCGAAGAATTGGCCGGCGGTGCTCCCGAACCTTGGGCGCTCCATCACCATTGATCGTCTGACGGCGGAATGGCGGACGGCGCAGGACAAGGGCGACGGTGCGGCGCGCGAATGGGCGTCGCAGCACCTCAATATTCAGATCGGCCAGGCGCTGCATCACGGACGGTGGATCGGGGTCGATTTCTGGCCGGCGGCGGCGGATCGGCGCATCACGCTCGACTATCTCATCGCTCATTCGGACGTGATCACGTTCGGCGGCGATGTCGGCGGGCTCAAGGATCTCTGGGGCCTTGCCGCTCTGGGGCGGCACAAGGTCACCCGGCATTGGATGCTGTGGGTGCCGCAGATCCTCGGCGAGAACCACGCCATGGTGGGCTTTGCGACCGTGCAGGACATGGTGCGCGCCTTCCTCGACGACGAGGAAACGCACCTCGAGGCCATGGTGGCCTTCATTCGTGAGGCGAAGATCGACGACGATCTGCGCCGCATCGCGGCACTGAAGCGCCCGTCGACGGCCGAGGATTGGCGGGAAGTGGCTCGGGCCTATAACGGCCCGAAATACGCCAAGCACGGCTACCACACCCGGCTGGCCAAGGCGCATGTGAAGTGGCGCGGCATCGCGGATACGCCGTGGTCGGCGCCGCTACCGCCGGCCCGGCCGGCAGAGGCAACCGCGCCGGCACCGGCTCCAGTCTCTAGCATGACTGACTATGAGGTGCGCGCGCTGCAGCAGCAGCTGAAGGATGCGCTTTACGATCCGGGCTTCATCGACGGCAAGATGGGGACGCGCACCCGGGCGGCGCTGTTCGCCTTCCAGACCGACAACGGCCTGCCGGCGACCGGAGAGATGAACGCGGAGACGCGCGCATTCATCCTCGCCCATGGCGTGCCGACGCGGCAGCTGGCGCCGGAGCGCGAGCGCGCCACGGCGGCGAGCCTCGCCGAGGCCGGGCGATTGCCACCGGCGGCGCAGGCGGCCCTCAAGGGCGGCTGGTGGGCCAAGCTGCAGGCGGTGCTTGGCGCCATTGCCATGGCGATCTACGGCGCGTGGGAACGGTCCGGCGACGCGCTGTCGTCCCTCTCGCCCTTCAAGGAGGATCTGCTCGCCGCCGGGCCGTGGCTGTTCTTCGCCGCGGTGATCGGCATTTCGCTCGTGCTGTGGCTGCGCTCGCGCAACGCCCTTGACCAGACGGTGCGGGCGGTGCGCCTCGGCCGCGATACGGGGGCGTGAGCGATGGGGTTGATCTCGCGCAAGCTCCGCACCGTCGAGGGCGGTGGACTGATGTTTTGGTGCCCCGGCTGCGACGGGGCTCACATGGTGCGCGTCGGCGAGGGTGATGGCCCGCGCTGGGGCTACAACGGCAACCCCGATGCGCCGACTTTCACGCCCTCCGTTCTGGTTCGTGGCGTCGACCGCCTCACCGACGAGGAGCGCGAGCAGGTGATGGCCGGCCAGCACGTCGAGCCTCGCCCCATCGTCTGCCATTCCTTCGTGACCGATGGACGAATCCAGTTCCTCGCCGACTGCACGCACGATCTGGCCGGCTTCACGGTCGATCTGCCGGATTGGGAGTCGTGACGATGGGGCTGACCTGGAAAATCGTCACCTGGGCGCTTTCCTTCGCGTCCAGCGGCACGGTCGGCCGGGTACTCGACACGCTCGACAAGCGGACCGACGCGCAGACCGAGCGCGAGCGGGTCGCGGCGGAGGTCACACGGGAGGCCATCCGCGCCGAGGTGGAAGCACGGCGGGCCGGGCGCGACGTGCTGATTGCCGAGCAGGGCCGATGGTACACGGCCATTATCCGCCCGCTGCTGGCACTGCCTGTCATCATCTTCTTCTGGAAGGTGATTGTGTGGGACAAGGTGTTCGGCTGGGGCACGACTGACCCGCTCACGGGTGCGGCGGCCGAATGGGCGGGGGCCATCGTCACCACCTATGTCGGTGGGCGCACCGTCGAGAAGGTGGCGAGCACTCTTTCCGCACGGTGGGGGCGGTGATGGCCGATATCCCGCCTGACCCGGCCCTGTGGGGCATCAAGATCGCCCACCTTGCGGCTGGTTTCATCGGCGGGCTCGCCCGCTCGCTGACGCACCCGGGCGGCTCGCTGGCGCGGCATGTGTGCGCCGCTGTCGTCGGCACCGCTGTCGCCGGCTATGGCACGCCCATCGGCGCGCATTTCGCGGCGCGCTGGCTGGCGGCGCCGGAGATATCGCCTGCCTCCGTCGAGGGGATGGTGGGCTTTATCCTGGGGCTCATCGGCATGTCGCTGTGCGAGGCGGCGATCCGCTGGGTGCGCCGCTGGCGAGACGGCCCGCCGCCAGGATGGAGGCCGCCGCCATGGCCTCGGTGATCGTCGACGCCGCGACCGGCCTCCGGGCCGATTATCACAAGCCCACGGGCCGGCTGCTCATCGCCGGCCCTTCGTTCTTCGCCATAGGGACGCTGGAAGAGATGGAGCAGATCGAGCGCTTCATCCGGCACGCCCGGCACCAGGTTCGGGCCGATGCCTATGAGGGCCGCTGGCCGGCACCGCCGGAGATCAAGCCGGAATTCTGACATTCGCGCGAGCGCGCGGATCGCCGCCGGGACGCCTCCCGGTTCATCGCCCTCGGGCGTTCCTCCCTGTCGACTTGCCCCGCCGGCCGAAAGGTCGCGCGGGGCTTTTTCGTCGTTTCTGGCCTATGCTCCCGGCATGGCATCCAACGGCACCATCCGCGAGTGCATCACCCTCGGCTACGGCATACGGGCGACATGCCTGGCGTGCTGGCATGCGCGGGAACTGGACTTGCCGGCGCTGGCCGCGCGTCTCGGGCCGGACCACGGCGCTCTGCATGACGATCTCGTCCCGCGCCTGCGGTGCGCAGCGTGCGGCAGCAAGCGAATCGCGCTCACGGCGCTGCCGCCCGACGTGCCGACTTGGGGCGGCGCTACTTGAGCGACAGCCAGGCCTCACAGTCATCGCACAGGGCGCCGTCCGGCTTCCGTCGGCCGCAACTCGGCGGACATATCGAACGAACACGCCACAGCCATAAGCGGAGCCAAAGCCGGCGGGCGAAAGCGAGGGGGCACCAGCGTCGCCGAGGTTCGGGAACGCCACCGGAACAGGCGTCAGAACGCTTTGTCAGAACGGCGTCAGAACGCCTCGCCAAATCGACTGGCAATTCAATAAGATGGCTGGTCGGGGCAGCAGGATTCGAACCTGCGACCTGAAGTACCCAAAACTTCCGCGCTACCGGGCTGCGCTATGCCCCGACAAGGTTCGTTCCCGACGGACGGGACCCTTCTTTCCAGCCCAGTAGGCCGGGCCGCAGTCAGATGGCACAGAAGGGTCCCGCTCGGCAAGATGGCGCGGGGCGGTTCGCTGCCGGCCCGTCTTAGCGGGCCGACGCTGCCTTGCGCTTGACGGGTGCCGGCTTGGCGGCGACAGCCGCACGCTCGCTGGCTTCCTTCGCCAGACGCGCCGCCCGCAGCTGGGCGGTCTTGGCCTCACGCCGGGCGACTTCCTGCTGGATCGTTTCCATCGCCGCGCGCGAAATCGCCTCGGCCTTGCTTTCCATCCGGGTCATGGCCGGGCGGGCCACGGGTTCATCGCCGGTGGGGTGAGCGGAGGCGGGGAGCGAAGGGCTCATGGTCGTTTCCTTTCAACGTCGGGAGGCGAGGGACGGTACGCGCCGCTAATCGGCGGCGGGCGCCGGGGCGGCGGGTGCGCGGGCGGGGGCCTGCCGGGTCGAGGGTTTCTTCTTCGGGGCGGCGATCAACCCCTCACGCACGGCCTGCTTGCGCGCCACCTTGCGGGCACGGCGAACGGCTTCACCCGCCTCGCGGTTGCGGCGCTCGGAGGGCTTCTCATAAGCGCGGCGCGCCCGCATCTCGCGGAAAATACCCTCGCGCTGCATCTTGCGCTTCAGAACCTTCAAAGCCTGGTCGACATTGTTATCGCGTACGAGAACCTGCAAATCCTGTCCAATCCTATGGTCTGCTCGAATGGTAAAAATCGCCGCCGTGAACGACGACGCTTTGCCTATATAGGACGACGGACAGCAAAAGTCAGGGCCGGTTACGTTTTTGCCGCGACGCAAGGCGCGCCCGGCACGGGAGGAGGCGGCGCAGGCACGAGGTGGAATGCTGTCACGATGATGGAGAAGTGCTGTCCGCGTGGCCGCGAATGCTATGGGATGGCGCGGTATCGGCATCCTGCTGCGGGCTTGTCCGCCGGGTGCCGCACGGCAAGGCCGGCTGCAGATGGGGGAAGCCGGCGGGCGGCCATTGCCAGAACGTTTGGAGCGCCTTAATCAGGGCGGGCAAGGCGCGGGCCCGCCACGAGCCGGAACGGCGGAGCGGCGGTCGCGGCAAGGGAGCGAGGGAAATGGTCGCACGCATCTACAAGCCGACCCGGACCGCCATGCAGTCCGGCAACGCCCGGACCAAACTCTGGGTGCTCGACTATGAGCCGGAACAGCCCCGTCTGGTGGAGCCGCTGATGGGCTATACCAGCTCTGGCGACATGAAGAGCCAGGTGCGCCTGCGCTTCGACACCAAGGAAGAGGCGGTCGCCTATGCCGAGCGCCACGGCATTGCCTATCAGCTGCACGAGCCGCAGGAGCCGGCTCGCCGCCGCATGGCTTACTCCGACAATTTCAGCTTCCGCCGCATTGGCCAGTGGACCCACTGA